GCGACGGCCGACCGTTGGCAGGCGGTCTCCCTATAAAGTGGCTGGTCGCACGGGGCGTGGCGCAGTTTGGTAGCGCATTCGACTGGGGGTCGAAAGGTCGCTGGTTCAAATCCAGTCGCCCCGATTCAGACGGCAGCACCGTCAAACCGCGACAAACCGCGACACGGGTCGAAAGTGGCCTTCCTGAGCGGTCGATCCGAGCCTGATCCGAACCTCTCGATCGGCCTCAGGTGGTGTCCCGCCGGCGGGATTGGTCGCTGGGTGGTCGCTGGAGTACTGGTCGCCGTCGGCCGATTGGTCGCTGGGAAGAGCAGCCGAACCGGGGCCGAAGCGCCCCAACTCGAAACCTGCGCCCACACCGACCCGCTCGGCAATCGCTGCGAGAGCGACCCGACCCACAACGTCACCTGGCCGAAGCACGCACTCTGGTCGGCCGACTACTGCGAGATCCATGTCAACGAAGTCCGGCGGGTGCCAGGGGTGACGGTCACCTGTCTGGACGGTGAGGAGGAGTGATGACGCAACGAGATCGGGCATCGTCGGCGGAATGGCGAGTCGCGGAGGCGTTCGCCCGGATTCAGGAACGTCGGAAGGGCGGACGACGCGTGCCCGTGGTCGGCGTCAAGCCGAAAGGTCGAACCCCAGAGAAAGGCAAGGGCTGATGGACCACACAATCGCCTGCTACAAGCCAGGCTGCTACGCCAAGATCAACCTGTCCCCGAAGGACTACGAGCAGCTGAAGCGAACCGGTGAATCCTTCTGGTGCCCCGCCGGTCACCGGCAGCACTTCACCGGCAAGACCGAGGACCAGAAGGAGATCGACCGGCTGAAGCGACGGGCGAGCAGTCTCGAAGCCGAGGCCGACGAGATCTGGGCGGAGGCGTGCGAAGCCCAGCGCCAACGCGAAACCGCCGTCGAGCTGATCCGCCGCTGTCCGGTCTGCGCCGCCACACCCGGCCGGCACGTTCGGATCTACCGCGACCCGGGCCGCTTCGAGGACGACCTCGCGAACGTCCGGGACTGGATGGCGGGACACATCCGGACCGAGCACGGGGCTGGGTTGCCTGCGGCAAAGGAGTCGCGATGAGTGAGCAGGACAAGGCATACATGGGAAGGAAGGCCTGTGGCTGCGTGGTGGCCCTGAGTCCTGACGCTGGGCCAGCTCGAGAGGTCAAGGCCACACTGAAGGGTTGGATGCGAGAGGGGCTTGCGGTTGAGGTTACGACCATCGAGAAAGCCCGGCCACAGATGGTATGGGACTGTCCGCACCCCTCACCACCACACGGCAAGGATGAAATCCAGGCTGAGGTGGATCGACTGGTGGCAGCGGAGGCCGATCGTGAGTGACAAGTACCCGTCCGAGGGAGTTGGCGTGAGCCCGCGCCGCGACATCTTCAACTCCGGCGGTTGGTACCGCTGCGCGGTCGAGGTTTCGCCAAACCGAATGGTTCGGGTCGCGACCGCCAGCAACCTGAAGGACGAGGTTCCCAATCCATGGCTCGAACCCGCCGCGGCCCGACGCCTGGCACTCGCCCTCCTGGCCGCTGCGATGGAAGCGGAGGAGGGGTTATGAACGAGCGAGAGGAGATCCGCGCCCTCCTGCGGGAGATGGAGTCGGTCATGGATATCGACATCTTCAGGGCAAGAGCTCGGCGCGTGCTCGAGGTCGTGAACGCGGTCTGCGGGCGAACCTCGGATGTCGAGCGATCCTTGGCGATCTGCGCGTGCTGCTTCCTGCCCGGCGAGGTTCCGCGCGTCTTGGAGGAAGGCGACGTGATCCAACGGCTCCTCGAGGACGGCCTGCTTCTCGCCGAGACGACCTTCGATGGAGAAACGGTTTACGACGCAACTGTGCCCGGCTTGAACCTGGTGCGCAGGACGATGGTCGAAGTGCACACGGCCAACCGGACAGTGGCGGTGACTTGATGGGTGGGATTGCGACAGATCCGAACGCGAGTCTCAGCCACCTGTCTCGGCACGAGCGTGAAGCCGTGCGGAAGATGTGGGCCGAACGGGAGCTGGTGCGTCGTCGCGACTTCTTGGCGGCCGTGATGGCGATGTCGCCGTCTGAACTGATGTCGGGTCTCAGCACCTCGGCCGCGACCCGGAGGTTGGAGCCATGACGCGCTGGCGCCGAAAACCGCCTGCGCAGGTGAGCGACGAGGACCCGGAGCCTCGCGTGACCGTCGAAGGCGCCACAGAAGCCATCCGAGGTACAGAGTCGGACGAGATCGCCTACCAGCACTGCGCTGGCTTCGAGGAAGGCAAGACGAAGGCGATCGACGCAGTCATCGAAACCGCCCGCGAAGAGGCCGAGCGCCACGGCGATTCGGGGCGATCTCGGTGAGCAGCTGCGCGGCCTGCGGAGCCGAGATCATCTGGCGGACGACTCCAGCCGGAAAGACGATGCCGGTGGACGCCAAACCGTCACCTGACGGAAACGTCCTGATCGACGAGAGCAGATGTCTGGTCCTCGGACCACTCGAGACGCAGGGCCGGAACCCAGGCGATCTTCACCTGAGCCACTTCGCGACTTGTCCGCAGGCCGCGAGGTTCCGATCATGAGCCGACTTCGCAGTCTTTCACGGCGGTTGACCCGGAATACGGGGGCGAGGGGCAAGCTCATGGAGCTTCGAGTCCCGTCGACCCCTCCCGTTCTGACAGCGCACTTCAGCCGAGACGGGCGGGTCGAGCGCTCGCTGGCATCCGGAAGCGCAACCGGCGCAAGGGTCCGGTGGGCCGCACGCCGAGACGGGTGTACCGCTGTCACCTCTGCAACGGCTGGCACCTCACGAGTGTTGACCACAAGGACCGGAATCAGTGGAAAGGGAAGCCCCGGAAGGCTTGATGAATCGTCCTGTGACTGAAATGTTCGCGATCCGCACAGAGGTCCGCGAGGACTTGGCCGCCGGTCGGCGACACATCTATGCCGTGATGAGGAAGCCCGAAAGGGAGGTCGCGACGGTGCCGATCGGCGATGTCCTCTGCTGGTGCGATGGACTCGACGAAGCGGCGGCGTCAAGGATTCTGGCCGCAGTGGGCGTACCCTGGGGCAAGCAGATCCGTCTCGTGTCCGAGCTGGACCAGAAACGTATCCTCTGGGAGATCAAGAAGCGCAGGCCCGAGATCTGGGCACGATGGCGAGAGGCGATCGTGCCGAACAAGGCGGCATAGGTTGTTCGCAGCGCTGCTAGGTTTCGCACATGGACGAGTTCGTAGTGGTTCAGAGGGAAGTCGTCGCGCTCTTCGAGGAGATAGCGGAGCTCGGTGTCTCGGTGGAGGCAAGGATGGTCCACGAGCAGGTCAGCGAGAACCACGTACTCCGCAGGTACGTCCTCTACGCGACGTGCGAGGGGCGAGATCTCCTCGACGTGATCAGGGTGGTTACTCCGTATTGGAGGTGTTCCGTCGAAGGTGTGGACCACGGTTTGAAGATCACGGTGTCTGCCGAGCTCGAGTAGTCAACGCTTCGCTTTCGTAGCTTCGTTGTATGGCGAAGTTCCGGAAGAACAAGCAGGGTGCCTACTCGAAGAAGGCGCGGGAGACTGCGCTGAAGATCTACGTCGAGAAAGGTCCGGCCACGGCCGCGAAGGAAACGGGGATCAGCTCGACGACGATTCGGCAGTGGGCCAAGAGATCCGGTGTCACTGAGGATCGGCAAAAACGTACGCAGGCCATGATCGAGGCCGCGGCGAGGGACGCAGCGGAGAAGCGCGAGAGGATCAAGCTAGAGTGCCGGCGTCGTGCCCTGGACCTGCTTGAACGCTTCGACGCTCGGCACGAATACTTCGTTGGCAAAGACGGAGATCGAAAGCATCTGGACAGCCCGACCGCGGGCGACGTCAAGGATTACTCGATCGCCATCGGGGTCTTGATCGACAAGGCCGAACTCCTCGACGGCCGGGCGACCGATCGCACCGAGCACCGAACGACCGATCAGCTGGACAGGGAGATCGAGAAGCTGCTCGAGGACGCGGATCGTGGCGACCGCACCCCCGCTTGACGCGTGGAAGGGCTGGGAGGTCGAGGAGAAGAAGCGTCTCCTCTTGAAGCTCCGCGAAGCCAAGCTCGGCACTTGGCGAGACACGGCGCGCGAGGACCAGCTGCCACCGGCCGAGTGGGAGACGCTGCTGCTCATGGGCGGCCGCGGTTCGGGAAAAACGTGGGCCGGTGCCCACATCCTGAAAGAAGAGATCGACGCTGATCCGGTACTCGAGACCGAGGGACCCGGCGTCTGGGCCGCCGTAGCTCCGACGTTCGCCGACGCTCGTAACAAATGCGTTGAAGGCGAAAGCGGCCTGCTTGCCGCCTTTCACACGACTCGCTCGGAAGTCGAGAAGGGGATCTCACCGACGGTCAAGACGTGGAACCGCTCGATTGGAGAGATGGTGCTGCTGAACGGACAGAAGATCCTGATCGACGGGGCCGACAATGGCGCGGCGCGAATCCAGGGTGAGAACCTGCGTGGCGTCTGGTGCGATGAGCTCGGACTGTGGAAGCTGTGGGAGATGGCGTTCGACGAAGCGATCGCCTACGCCCTTCGCAAGGGCCAATCCCGGATCATCGCAACCGGCACACCCAAGCGCGACCGGCCGGCGCGAGCTCTGATCAAGCGGCTGATGTCCGATGAGCACGTCACCACTCGGCGGCTGCTGACCCGGGACAACTGGGCGTATCTGTCGGAGCCGTTCAAGCGCCGAGTGCTGAGAACGGCGAACACTTCGCTCGGACAGCAGGAGCTCGAAGGGATCATGCTCGACGAGGCCGAGGGCGCATTGTGGCGGCGGGAGTGGATCGATCTGGGGCGGGTACTCCAGGGCCCTGAGGTCTACCGGCGCCGGGTGCTGGCGCTCGATCCATCCGACGGCCTCGACCAGTCCGACGAGCAGGCGTGGTGTCTGGCCGGCATCGGCGAAGACCGGCACATCTATGTCGCGCAATCCGAGGGGATGAGGACCACGCCGCTCGACTGGTTGACGAAGGCGGTCGCCCTGGCGCACTCGGTGAACGCGACCATCGTCGTCGAGAAGAATCACGGCGGCAAGTTCCTGACCGATCTACTCGAGCAGGCGATGAAGGAGTCGGGCATTCGGGTGCCGTACAAGGAGGTCACAGCCTCGGACGGCAAGCGGACTCGAGCCGAGCCGAGCGCCATGCTCTACGAGCAGGGAGCCAACACGAAGGATCCCGTGGTCCACCACATCGGAAACCTGCCCGAACTCGAAGATCAGATGGTCAACTGGACCGGCGAACCGGGGATAGCCTCACCGGATCGCATGGACGCCGCGGTGTGGGCCCTTTCGGAGCTGATGGACTACTCCGAACGGCCTACCGTGAAGACGCTGGTCGTCTGAGGGTCAACCCGCTTTCTCGGCAGCATGGCTGTAAGTGGACTCTCTAGAGAAGCAAGTCGAACAGGAGATCGCAAAGGTCATCCGGATCAGTGCCGCGACGATGCCAGAAGGCAAGTCCGAGCAGCCCGATGACGACAACCGTTGGACGCCGAACGACGCGATCGAACCTCCCGAAAACCTGGATCGCCTCGCGCAGCTGACGCAGATCTCACCGGTCCGCCGCTCGTGCATCAAGGCGATCACGCTCAACAGCATTGGCCTGGGGGTATCAATCGTGCCGCGGGTGGGCATGGAGGACGAGGCCGAAGACGGCGAGCCGCAGAGAGCGCTTGACCTCCTCAACGACTGTGCGAGGCGGGACGTTCGCTCCGGGTCACCGACCTTCAGCAAACTCATTCAGCGAGTGAAGTGGGATGAGCAGGAAGTCGGCAACGGATACCTCGAGGTTTCGCGCAACCGGGTCACAGGCCGGATCGACGGCCTCTTCCACGCGCCGGGCAAACGAGTCCGCCGCTTGCGCGATCGCTCCGGATGGGTGGTCGGCACCCGCAGCGCGACGATCGCCGATCGCGTCCGCTTCGACAACTTCGGGGACAAGGTCCAGTACGACGATGAAGGGTTGCCGATGGGTGTGCTCCAATCCGGCAACGGGAAGCGCTGGAACCGGAACGAGCTGATCGCCTTCCAGCTGTACACGTCTGAGAGTCGGGACTACGGGTTACCACCGGATGTCCAGCTGGCCTGGGACTTCCTGGGCGACAAGAATGCGGCGGAGACCAACCTCGGTTTCTTCGACGGCCAGGGCGTACCTCCGACGACCTTCTTCATCAGCGTCGAGCCTGAGGACAGCAACGGCAACAAGCAGACCGTCCAGATCAGTCAGAAGACGGTCAAAGCCATCGCGGACACGATGCGCTCGTCCGACAACAAGAACAAGCGGGTGGCCATCGTTCCGATTCCGTCGGGCGCGAAGGTGCAGCGCGAGGACATGACGCGCGTCTCGGACCGGGACGTGGGCTTCGTCGCCTTCCGCGCAGACAACCGACGGCGAACGCTCGGCGCCTGGCGCATCTCTCCGATTTTCGTCGCCGACATCGAAGACGCCGGGAAGTACACGGCCGATGTCGAGAGGGCGATCACGAAGGAACAGGTCTTCGACCCGGAGCAGGAAGCATGGGAAGAGCAGCTCTCCGACACGCTACTTCGGGACCTCGGCTTCCCACACCTGCGGTTCAGCTTCAAAGACATTGAGATCGAGACCGACACGACTCGAAGGCAGGCCGCAAACGACGCTGCCAGCTACAACGTGATCACCCGGGGTGAGTACAGGGAGAGGCAGGGATTCCCGCCGATGCCTGAGGCCGACGAGGGTCAGGAGCCCGAACCTGGGCAGGTGCCGTACGGCTGGAACGCCGAGCTGATCGATTCGTCCTCTGCGAGCACACCCGACGCGCTCGGCATTCAGCGCGGAGCAGAGGCGGCAGCGTCTCTGTTGGCTGAAGCGCAAGCGGCGGGCGGTCTCGCTGCGGGTTCGATAGGTGTCGAGTGAGGACGAGGTGGCAAGCGATGAGGGCCAGCGCGACGATTCAGGAAACGAACAGGCCGACGAAGTTCAGAAGCAGGCAGCGATCGTGGCGATCACGCTTCTTCTCCTTGCGGGCCTCTCTCAGACGGCTCTTGTCCAGGGCCTGATCTCGATCCTGGTGCCTCTCGGGGTGCCGGCGGCCGTGATAGGTCGGCTCGTCTCGATCGTCACCTTCGCCGGGTTGAGCTTCTCACCGCCGCCAGCTGCGGCTGGTGCGGCCCAAACGACGATGATGCGAGGCGCTGCGGCTCGGCGAGCGATGTATCTCGTGACGGCCTCTCGGCGCATGGCCACCGGTGGATCTCCGACGGCTGAGACGCGGCTCTTCGGCGCACATCTTGCTGCTGAGCGCCGCCGCGAGAAGGCCGCCGAGCAAATCGATACGGCCGCAGCTCAGTTCGGAGACACCCTCGGCTGGAAGGCGGTCCTCGACGACCGCACGACGCCACTGTGCCGGGCTGCTCACGGGCGGAACTTTTCTGCCGCCAGGCCACCGGAGATCGGATGGCCAGGGATCGCCCACGGCGGCAACTGCCGGTGCCGGCCGCGGGCCCCCTGGCCAGACGGGTCGATGCTGCCCTAGTCCCGGTCTTCGACGATCGTGAGGACCTCGTGTCGATCGACGGCCACATCGGGGCCACCATCGGTCCCAGGCAGCAGCACCATCCGAGGGTCTGATCTTGCGGCGCCGGTGATCTTCGCGTGCGCTTCGGCGACCGAGCAATGGGCGTCGATCACGTTTCCATTCTTCAGTGTGATGAGGAGAGACAACCTGAACCCCTTTCCCTGTTTGACTGGGGCACAGATTCAACCTGGCGAACCGTCGAGAGTCAACGCCGCGTCTGAATAGGTTCGATCTGCGGGATGGACCAACCAGGTAGGTCACTGGCCTCATCAGCCGGAGATCCGGGTTCGAATCCCGGTCCCGCCATTGGGTCAACGCCGCAGATTCGTACCGTGGAAGCATGAAGCACAACGCCTTGAGCAATGTCGATGTGGTCGCGGTGTCCCTAGTGAACAAGGGTGCCAACCGAAAGCGGTTCTTCCTTCGAAAGTCCGCCGAGGGAGAAGACCTCGAGACCGACCTGATCGATCTCACAACGGATTCGTCACTGCTCAGGAAGGCTGGGGACTGGTCAGCCGTCTACTGCGTTGTCGCCGAACCGGGCGCGCTCGAGGACGCTGGCGTCGGGGGCAGTGAGGTCCCCGACATGTGGGCCGACGAGGAGGAGATACGGAAGGCCTGTCACCGGTTCGCGAAGAACGGCGCGCTGATCAACAAGATGCACGAGACGCTGGACCAGTACGGCGTCATGGTTGAGAACGCGATCGCGCTTACCGACATCGACGTTGGCGGTGAGACGATCCGCAAGGGGTCCTGGTACATCGCGATCGAGCCGAACGAGCATGGGCGGGACGCGATCGAAAGCGGCGAGTTCACCGGAGTCTCGATCGAAGGCACGGGGCTGCGGACCCTGGTCGAAAAGTCCAGCGAAGAGGACGAGCTTCTCGGCACAGTGGCCAAAGCACTCAACGTCTCCGTCGAAGAACTTGAAGGCATGGATCCCGAAACGATCAGTGAAGAACTGTCGAAGCGGCGACGGGGGCGCTATGACGAGTCCAAGCATCGCCGCGCGCCAGCTGGCGCGTCCGGTGGTGGCCGTTTCGCGTCGAAGGGTGGTCCGAGGGCTCGTCCCGGTGCCGGGGGCAAGAACAGGGCGGCGCGTGGCGGTGGGTCGACGTTGGCGCCGACGATCAACGGCACACCGAGTCGACTCGTGGGCGGCAACCTGAAGGGCAAGACTCCAAAGGGATGGGAAGGCGCGAGTCCCCGCCTGTCGGTCAAGTCATGGAACGACCAGCCCGATGGCCAGCGACTCAACAGGATGAAGGCGTTTCAGGATCGCGGAGGGCTTCTCGGTCCGAACCGAATGTTCATGGAGGACGGGTCGATCATCACCCGCAGCTCGCACCCGCAGGCGTTCAAGTCGGCGGCTCAAATGACTCCCCGCCAAAGGCAGGCCGTCCGAGCCTCCCAGGCGGCGTCGAAGAAGAAAGGGAAGTCGACCGTGAAGAAGCTTTCCGAACTGTTGCTCGGTACCGACGAGGAGACCGAAGACCTGGCCAAGGCCGCGACCTTCGGCGACCGCATGGCAGCCGACAAGCTCTCTGACGAGCTGCCGCGAGGCATGGATCTGCTGCGAAGCGTGATCTTCAGCGCGGTTCACGGCGACGAGGAAGACCCGATGGCCGTGATTCGCGCATCGGTGGACGAGTTCTGCGACTGGGCGGAGAGTCTGCTCGGTTCGAGCGAAGGCATCGCCAAGCAGCAGGAAGTGATCGGCTCCGTTGAGTCAACGGAGGAAATAAGTAAAACGGATAGTGAGATGCTTACTCCAGAGGAACGCACAGAACTGGTCGACGAGATCAAGAAGGGCGTCGCGGCGGACTTCGCGAAGTCCCTCGGTATCTCCGTCGAAGAATCAGAGCCGACCATGGAGTCGATCTCCAAGGCCGTGTCAGACCTCAAGGAAATCGAGGACGGCGAAGAGCTCGCCAGTCGCGTCGACGCCATCGAGGCCAGCATCGAGAAGCTCGCCGCGGGTGACTCCGCGCAGAGCGACGACCCGGACCCCGCCGCGAGCGCATCCGAGCGCAAGCAGCTGGCCAAGGCAGCCGCCGAGGCCGAGGGCATCAACCCCGCACTCATGGAGATGATCTGATGAACCGCCGCGCCGCACTGGCCGAACTCCAGAAGGCCACGATCGACACGTCGGTCGGAGGACTCCTGACGCCCGAGCAGTCCAAGGCCTTCATCGAAGAGGCGACCGACATGTCGGTCTTCGGTTCGAAGATCCAGACCATCCGCAAGCGCGCGCCCGAGGGTGAGATCTCGAAGCTCGGAGTCGGCTCTCGCCTGCTTCGCGGCAAGGCCGAGAACAGCGACGACGGCTACCGTGCCGGCGCTGCCACCGACGATGTCACGTACGAGGCCAAGAAGGTTTGGCTGCCGTTCGAGATCACCAACGACTGGGCCCACGAGAACATCGAGGGCGAGTCGGCGAAGGCCAAGGTCATCAAGGCCATGCAGAAGCAGCTCGGTCTCGATCTCGACGATCTCGACATCAACGGCGACACCGCGTCGGGCGACGCGTTCGTGAAGATCGACGATGGCCTGCTGAAGCTCGCCGCCGCGCTTCCTTCGGGACAGAGGGTGGATACCGATTCCATCAACTCGGGCGCGTTCGGCAAGGAAGTCTTCAAGGCCATGATCGACGCGATGCCCGACAAGTACCTGGCGCAGCCTGGGCTCAGCTGGCTGGCCTCGCCGACCGTGGCCTTCGCTTGGACGGAGTACCTGTCGGAGCGCGAGACTGCGGCCGGAGACGGCGCGCTCATGGGCAAGGGCTTCGGTCCGTACGGAATTCCGTGGTTCAACGGTCAGGGCGACGGTGCCCGGCCGGGCATCCCGTTCTTCCCGGACAACCGGATCATCCTGGCCGACCCGCAGAACTTCGCTCGCGTCGTCACCTGGGACGTGCGCAAGTACAAGGTCACGCCGGAGACTGACTGGGAGCTGGCGACCCGCGACAAGGAAGGTCACGTCTACTTCCTCAAGCGCGACTTCATCATCCTCGAGGACGAGGCCGTCGTCGACGCCTACGACCTGACCATCTGACCTGATGTCGGAGACCGACAACAGGTCTGGGATCCATCTGACCGGCGAGGACTCGGGGTGGCCTGTAGCGGCCGCCGCCGAGCCCGGTCGGAACAAGGATGGAACCGGTGCCGATCCGCACCCGAAGGCCGAGGCCTACGTCGACGGCGAGATCCAAGGCGCGGGCACCAACGAGGTTCAGAGCGTCACGATCACGGGTGGTCCCAGCGGCGGCAGCTTCACGCTGACCTTCGCTGGCCAGACGACGGCGGCGATCGCGCACAACGCTTCAGCCGCCACCGTGAAGGCTCGGTTGGAGGCGCTTTCCAACATCGGGGAAGGCGACGTGAAGGTGACCGGCTCAGCCGGTGGTCCGTACACCGTCACCTTCAAGGGCGATCTGTCCGATGCGAACGTGGCCTCCATGACCGCGAGCGCAGCCGGCCTCACGGGCGGAACCTCACCCGGCGTCACTATCGCAACGCCGACTTCCGGGTCAGCGCCCGCATAAGTCGGCCCGGCACTTATCGCGAGCCCCGCGTCGTTGGGTCAACGGGCCGTCCATCTACCGTGAGAAGTAGATGTATCCCTCGACCTCAGACCTCGTTGACGCATCGATCGTCACAGCGCTCTCGGAGCTGACTAGCACCCAACAGGACGCGCTCAGAGCAGCGTCGATTACCGCAGTCGAGAACTACTGCCGCCAGAGCTTCACGGCAGCCGGAACGACGAACGCGCCTGTCGCGAAGAGGCTCGACGGCTCCGGATCTGACACCTTGTACCTTCCCGAACGCTTGGCCGAGCTCGTTTCCTTCTCGGTGACGGGGGCGGACTCCGGGTACGGGATCGAGGCGTCGGACGTTTCGATCAACGACGATCGCTCTCGTCTGTCGGTCGGTGCGACGTCGATCGGCACCACATGGACTGACCGCGCCATGGCCGACGTCCAAGGCGGTCGAAATCCTGTCTTTCCCGCGGGCGTAGACAACATCGTCGTCACCGGCGTCTGGGGTTGGACCAACGCTGAGTACGCCGCTGAGCTCTCGGCCGTCACGACGGCGATTCGATATGACATGGAAGACAAGGCGCTAGCCGGTGCCAACCACCTGGCCGAGACGGTTCGGTCGGCCCGGGCCCTGGGCCTCACCAGCGTTTCGCAGGGTCGACTGTCGATCAATCTTGGAGCGATGGAGGTGGATCTGTCTGTGCGCGCGCAGCGGCTCCTCAAGGATCTCGTCTTCGCACACGTCGGCGGAGCTTCGGTCTGATGTTGCCCTTCGACCAGCTGGCAGAGATTCAGGATCAGAGCGGCTCAACGCTGGTCGAGGATGTACCGGTTCACCTCGAACTCGGCGGAGCTTCAGCCATAGCGCGCGGCGTAGCCTACGACTGGACGGGGGAGGCGCACTCCGACTCCGCGCCGCACCTGATCCGCCAGACCAACCGCCGGCTTGTGGTCGGGAGCGTCACCTACAAGGTCGTCGAGGCCTTCCAAAACGAGTTCATCCCTCACGTGGAGCTCCGCCTTCTCGAGGTGCGCGGTGGCTAAGGCGACTTTCAGGGCCGAAGTGCTGGGTGCTGGCCGTATCGGCAACCGGATGCTGCGCGGGTCGCGCCAGATGAGGCCGAGGATGCGGGAGGAACTCGACCGCCTTGCCGGCAGGACGACCAGAATCATGGCTTCGGTGGCGCCGGTAGCAACCGGACGCCTGGCGGCGGAGATCCACCCCGAGATCATCGGCGGCGGCTTCATGCTGGTCTCCGATGTGAAATCGGAGGCGGGCTACTCCTACACCGGGGTCACCAGGTTCGGTCACCGCACGACCTTCATCTATCCGCGGAGGGCACAAGCACTCCGATTCCAGATTGGTGGAAAGACGATCTTTGCGAAGCGAGTGCGCGGCTACCACCCCTCGCGAGACTGGGTCGAATCAGGAATGCCGGCGGTCCAGACGGCGGCAAGTCAGTCGTCTGATCGCGTCGGTCGACAGATCGCGGCGAGTCTGTGAACGAACAGGAGGTCGGAGAAGCGGTCAGTGCCTGGGTTCAAGCGACTTGCCCCGGAATCGAGACGGGCTACGCCTACCCGGTTTCTTCGAAGCTCGGTGCCCTGCCCGATGTCGTCGCCTTCGTCACCGGCAAGCGCCTCGGACCCGACCACCCGGAGTTTCCGTTCGCTCAGCTCGATCAGTCGTGGATGCGGGTCTTCACCCTCGAGGTCTCGATCATGGTCCAGGCCGACGGCGACGGCGAGGCGGCGCACGGTCAACTCCAGGAGTTCGGCGAGCTGCTCGAGCAGGCGATCGTAGAAGACGCCACCCTGGGTGGTCGCGTCGAGATGGCCTCTCCTCAAATCCAATTCGACTACTCGACGCCGTTCGTCGAGTACCAGGACGGGACCCGTGGTCGCGAGCTGTTCATCAACATGACCGTCGCTGAGCTGGCCCCGCAGCCCGAATGAGTCAAGAGGGTGGATCGGTAGCGTCGAAGACGTGAAGACGGTCACTTACCGAGGCCCTTCGGGCTACTTTCTCGTTCGGGTTGGTGCGGAGAAGGTGAAGCTCCCCGCTGGAGCTGCGGTCGAGCTCCCCGAAGACGCTGCGGACTCCCTTTCCGAGGTCGAGGGCCACGACTTCGAGATCCCTGGTTCGACATCGCTCGACGACGCCGACTCCAGCGGCGAGAACGCCGGCGAGTTGCCGGAGTGCGGAGACGACGACGAACACGAAATCGAGCCCATTGGGTCAACGAACTGACTGCGTAGGTTTGAACTATGGACATCATTGAAGCTGGCGCTGACATCACAGATCTCGTCTCCGGCGCAGTGCGTGTGCTGGCCGCTCCGATCACCGAGAGCATCCCGACGGGCATCGAAGATGTGATCCTCATGGAGGAGCCCTACACCGTTCAGGGCGACTGGTTCGACCTCGGCGCTACGACCGGGCCGACCACGACCTCACGAGGCATCGAGTCCCAAGGACTCAGCATCGAACAGCGACAGGGCAACGTGATCGAAGACGTGACCGACGTCTCGCGAGGCATCAGCCTGCCGTTGGCCGGAATCTCGCCTGAGAACCTTCTGATCTTCGAGAACGCGACCGCCATCGGCGACATCGCCGCGGCCGCCGGAGTCTCGGCTCAGAAGGTGATCAAGTTCGGATCATTCAGCGAGGCCACCGAGTACCGCGTAATCCTGATTGGTCAGCGACCGAAGAAGGCAGGCCTGGTGACTGAGTCCGGAGGGACTCGAGGACGACTGGTTGCTCGGGCCCTCTATCGCGTTTCGTTGACCGCCGACGAGGCTTCTCTCTCCTTCGGAAAGGGCCAGCTGGCAAGTGCCGATGTCTCCTTCAAGGCGTTCCCCGAGCCGGGCGAAGACGCAGACGAGGCTCACGGCGCATGGTTCCTCGAAGCCGCAGGCACGATCGCGTAATGGGCCTCGAGGTCCAGTTCGGCAAAAAGACCTACGACGTCCAGCCCCAGCGAGTTGGCCGAATTCGCAGGAAACTGGGCTCGGCGCTCTCACTGGTCCAGGACGCCGCTGGGGGAGAGTCGCCCGACAGTGTCGGCACTCAGCTCTACGAGGGCCTGAGGGTGTTCGTTCCGGATCTCGCGCCGGAGTGGGAGCTCGGCGGCTACATGTCGAAGGAAGACTTCGACCATCGGGACGACCCCGACTGGGAAGAGCAGCCTTACGAGGCCGAGCGCGACGGCTCGCCGCTCACCACTGAGATCGAGGCGATGATGAACGCCGTCTTCACGATCAACGGTGGGGATCGGCTGGTGCGACTGCTGGGAAAATTCATCGACGAGAACACGGTGAAACGCCAGATTCGGATCTGGCAGACGCAGGCGGTCCAGAAGAAGGCCTCGAGCGACTCGCCGAGCTCGCCGCTGCCGAATGGAACATCGGTCCAGCCGAGTTCTTCGACGATTCCGTCGTCAGTTCCGACCGAGACGCTGACGGCAGTCTGACGATCCCGCGCCTCCTGGCGTGGATCGAGTGCAGGTCCAGAAGACAGCACGAAGAGCGCCAGTCGCTTGCGATGACGCTCGCGTTGGCCGTCAACGATCCGAAGAAGCTGGTCGAAATCAGTGAGAGACGAAGTGACGGAGCGGTCGACCTCGACGCACCCGGGGTCAAGTGGTGGTCTTCGCGGGAGGGTCAAGGCTCGTAATCAGCAGGCTTGAACTATGCCGAGCATCAATGAAATCCTCCTGCGCGTCCGTGGTGACACGGACGATGCCAGCAGGGATCTCGGCGAACTTGCCGTCGAGCTGAATGCGTTCGACAAGCAAGAGGCTGAAGCCACGCTCGACCTCGAGGACAAGGAGGTCAAGCGGAAGCTGAAGGCGATCGAGAGGAGTCTCGCCGACTTCGCGCGCGAGACCGCGACCGCCGACACCGACATCGACACCCGCGAGGCCCGGGGCAAGCTCCAGGTTCTCCAGGCCGCACTGAACCGGATCGACGGAGAAAGCGTCGATGCGCAGGTGAACGCCGACGTGGCGAAAGCGCTTCTCCAACTCCAGGTCCTCGACGCGAAGATGGAGGACCTAGACAACGAGGACGTAGACATCGACGTCAACGTGCGGCGCGATGTCACCGGCAAGATCCTAGGGTTGTCGGGTGCCATGGGCAAGCTCGCTGGCGAAAGTGCCAGCGCTGGCGCTGCCGTCGGTGGTGCCTCGAAGTCCGCAGACGGCTTCAGCGGGAGCGCTGGAGGGATGAGCGGCCAGCTGATGATGCTGGTGCGGCTTCTCCCGATCCTGATCCCTCTGTTCGTGGCCCTGTCGGGAGCGATCGTGGCTATGGGGGCCTCTCTCGTCAGTGCCCTGGGGGGCATCGTCGCGATCGGCACCGCGCTCGGGGCGACGTTGATCCCGGTGGTAGGCCTGGCGATTGGCGCTGTGTCGAGATTTAACTCGACTGCTGAAAAAGCCGGGAGCGCCGCGAACGGGCTCAAAGAAGCGGCGTCGGGATTCGCCGATGCGTTCCTGAAGGTGACCCGGAACGGAGCTGACGCGCTCTTCCGCGGACTGGCCGATGCGCTTGCGAGTTTGAAGCCCGTCGTGCAGGGGCTCGAGCCGATGTTCACCGCGCTCGGTCAGGCCGGGGGCAACGCTGCGCGCATCCTCGGCGAGGCGTTCGCATCGATGGAGATTCAGCGGCTACTGCGTGAGGCGGGCGAAGCAGCCATCGAGCTGGCACCTCTTTTCGCTCAGAGCTTCGGCTCATTGGCCAAGATCCTCGCGAACATCGCCGTCGCGGCAATGCCCTTCCTGATCTCCGGTATGGAGTCCTTGGCGGATGGGCTGGCAGCGGTCGCTTCCTACACCTCAGATATCGGAGGGCTGCGCGGCGTCATCGCCGGCATGGTCGATTCCCTCGGCGCCTGGCTCGATCTACTCGGCGGGATCGCCGACCTGATCGGCGCCGCGGTGCTTGCCTTTGCGCAGCTCGGCGATGGCATGGTGCGAGATCTCGGCGACGGCGCGCGCCACCTGGCCGACTGGCTCAGGTCGAGCGATGGACTCGAGAAGGTGAAGCAGTTCTTCGCGGACACGGCGCCGCTCGCCAGTGAAGTCGGCAAGCTCATCTTGAACATCGGGCTGGCACTGCTCCAGCTCGGGCAGTTTCTCGCACCCGCCCTCACGCCGATCATCGCCGGCTTCAACCAGGTGCTCGATGTCCTCAACGTGGTGCTGAGCTGGCTGAATGACGAGATCCCGTCAGGTGTGCGAGCGGCGATCGGAAGCCTGCTCGGGTTCGTGGTCGGCTTCGGAAAGATCAAAGCGGGGGCCGGTCTCTTGGTCGGGTCGATCCGCATCCTGATCGGAGTGGCCGGTGCCATCGGCGGAGCCTTCTCCGGGGCCTTCTCATTCGTGAAGGCAGCCGTCGCGGGAGTCGCGAAGGCGGTCAGCAACGTGACCGGCTCGATCGTCGAGACCGCTCGGTCCCGGTGGACGCGACTGAGTGACGCCACGCGCACCATCTGGCAGGGGATTCGGGACGCCGTCAGGAACACGCTCCATGCTGCTCGAGAGATCGTCCAGAATGTCACCGGAGCGATTCGTGACCGCGCCCGCTCGGCCTGGAAAGCAACTAGCGAATTCACCCGAAGCATCTGGCAGGGGATTCGGGACGGCATCCGGAATGCGATCCAAGCGGCTCGCGATGTCGTGCGCACGGTTTCTGGCGCGATTCGAGACTCTGCCCGTGCCGCCTGGTCGACCATTCGGGCCTTCACCCGAGACATCTGGTCGGGAGTCCGGCAGGCGATCTCCAACTCCATGCAGGGTGCCCGCGGCGTCGTCTCTGCGGTGGGCGGCGCCATCCGCGAGATTGCCCGGAGTACCTGGACCGCGGTGAAGGAGTCGGCATCGAGTGTGCTCAGTGGCCTGAGGAGTGTCGTGGGTGCGGCCTTCAACGCCGTTCGGGGCGCGATCACCGCCGCCAAGGGGGCGCTGGTCAGCGCCGCCAGGGGCGTGTGGGAGGCAATCAAGAGCGCAGTCTCGAGCCTGATTCCGATCAACTTCAAAGTCAACCTGCCGGACATCCCGAATCCCGCAGACCTGCTGAGCGCCGCGGCGAGCTCGTCAGGTCCGACCCTCCGGGACCTCACGGGCATGGTTACGGGCGCTGCCGTCTCGCACGGCGATTCGATCTACAACGTCGCCGTGAACGCGCCGGCAGGTACGCAGCCCGACGTCGAGACGACCTTGGCGATGATCGACGCGAAGCTCAGGGTCAGGGGTGGCTTCGCGTGATCGGCGGAATCGAAGCACTGCACTTCTGGACCCCACCGGGAGCGGTATCCCCTGCGGTGATCCTTGGTGCCGTCAAGGCACCGACCACCGGCGCGCTGATTTGGCCGCGCTACAAGCTGAACCGCGTCTCTGGCCTTCACAGCCTCGGCGACCCGCAGGACAGTCGCGACCTGCTCGTCGGACGCGTCGGCGAGATCGCCCGGCTTTCGAAGCGGCGCGGGAAGACGGTGGTCTACGAGGGGACGATCCATGCTCGAAACCTCCTGGAGCTTCGTACCGCAGAGCAGGATCTCCGGGACGCTTTTTTCGACCTCGAGCTCGAAGGCCGAATGGACGTGGTCTGGCACGAGGACAACGCCGAATTCGCCGCGGTAACGCCTAAGTTCTACGAGGCGCGAGCGCTTGCCTGCGAGATCATCGACGAGCAGGGCAGCAAGCGTTTCAACAGGGCGTTCGTGGTGAGTCTGCGAATGAGCGATCCGCGCTACTTCGACGAGGAGTCGGAATCCGACGAGGCCGCGATCGCCTACACGAACACCACCTACGAAATCGAGGACCCATGAGCCTGACCATTCCGAACAACTCGCGGGGGCCGGTGCTCCGGCTCACCCTCCCGTCATCCACTCCCGCCCTTGATGTCGTACTGAGAAACGTCACCACTGGCAAAACACTGCGGCTGAAGCTCCCGGCGTCATTTGACGGGGATGATCTCAAGCTCGACTTCTTCCGCCGCACGATCAGAGACCAGGACGGCAACGACAGGTCTAGTCTGCTTTCAAGTTCGGATAACGAGCTGTGGACGCCGGAGCCACTCGCCGCCGGACCGAACGACATCGAGATCGAAGTCCAGGGCAGCTCGATCGTCGCGCTCGACAACTTCGACCAGTCCGCGGGAAACCTGCATGGAAAGGCGCTCACGGTCGGCGGTACCTGGCAGGAGACAGGCACAGCCCCCAACTTCGGCGTCGATGCCGTCAACCACCGAGTGGTGCGAAGCATCGGGGGTGAGCTGGAGCACCCCCGGTTCGCGCTCGCTTCCATACCCAACCTTCCCGACGTCCGAGTAGAGGGGACGCTGTACCCCTCGTACACCGAAACGTTCGATCAGCTCAGCGCGTCGTTGGTGGTCAGGTACTCAGACGCCACGCACTACCTGTTGTTGTCCCGCACCTGGGCCGTCGTTGAAAGCGGCGGCAGGACGAGGGTCGAGCTGAACCTGATGAACGGGTCGATGTCGTCGCTGTACGTCTCATCCGACCTGCCCCTGGACGCGACGACGCCGTGGGACTTCGCCGTCGAGGCCAGGGCGTCGGGAGATTGGGCGATCTTCTCGAAGCACCCCGCGGCTCCGGAATGGGGCAATGCCATTGCCGAAGGCAGCAACGCCGCGCTCGCTTCGGCCGGAGCCGTGGCAAGCGGGAAAGTCGGGATCTTCGCCGACGGCTACACGCCGGTCTCGGCCACGCTCGCCTTCGACAGCTTCAGAGCTCGCGACTTGACGCCCCAGGCGTACTCCGCCACCGCGAGGCTTTACTGGGAGAAGGGCTACAGCTGATGCGTCTCGACTGGGAACTCTGCGACCTGAACCAGAACGTCCTGGCCCGACTCGACAACCGGCGCGCGGGGGCGAAGGTCGAGATTGGCCTGAACTCCTACCGTCGCGCGAGTTGCCCGATCAGCCTGGAAGACCCGGCACGCGGCCTCGCAGAGTCGATGAACACGGTTCTCAGGGCGACCTTGCGCGGACCCGGCGACTTCAGCCGGGTCTTGGCCATCGCACGGGTGACCATTCCCGAGCAGAGTGGATCGTCCGATTCCGACGGGGAGATCATCTACGCGACCGACGCGTTGGCTGAGTGCGACGCAGCGCTCATCGGGCGGCGAATTCCACCGGCCTACGCGTACGTGCCAGGTTCGACCGTCGTCGTCATGCCGAAGTGGTTCTACGAGACCGAGCAGTCGGAAATCATGTGGACCGTCATCGAAGACTCTGCGATCGAAACGGTGGCTCAGGGATCGCTCGAGGGCTACGTCGAGCGCAACCGTACCTACCCCCCCGGAAAGTCGGTGGGAGAGGTGCTTCTCCAGATGTCGGAAGCAATCGACGGGCCCGACTTCGAGTTTGAGCCGGTGGTGCGCGATGACGGGGTGCTGTGCCAGTTCAATACGTTCCATCCCAAGCAGGGACAGGATCTATCGGGCGAGATCGTCTTCGCTTACGGCAAGTCACCGTTCACGGCCACCGAGTTCAACTTCGCGCCGGGCGGGCTGGTCAATCGCGCAACGGTTGTCGGCGCTCCGATTCAGGACGCCTTCGAAGGCGACTCGCTGCTGATGCACCCGGCCTACATCGCCAAGCATGAAGCATCGATTGCCGAGTTCGGCACTTTCGAGGAGTACGAGGCCCTCGAAGACGTAAGCGAGATCACGACCCTTGAAGCCCACGCGAAGGCGATCGTCGGGGCAGGGGCGTACCCAACGCCATTCTTCACATTCGCCTCGGCTTTCGAGCAAGTGGACAGTGAGGTGGGCCCTGGTGTGCCTCCAGCGTTCGGGCGCGACTATTGGATCGGCGACACGATCGGGCTCTCGGTCCGGACTCCGGACTGGACTGAGGGGCAGGACGATCTTGAGTTGACCGGACGGATAACGGACGCCGAGCTCACGGAGCTCGACTCGGGGCAACTCGCGGTCCGGCTGACTTGTTCCCCTCAGATCTCAGATGTCGACGTGACCGGCGAGATCGCCACCGTTATCCAACCGGGACTGGTGGAAATCGCATGAAGGTTTCGCGTAGACGAGATCTCGTCGCCGAGCTCACAAGGCCGAAGACTCCCAAGGTGCTCTTCGTTCCCGACTCGGCCGGGGCTGGAGCCGATATGCAGCCCCTCGACTCCGATCTGACCGCCATCGCCGCGCTCACGACAACTTCGTTCGGGCGCAGCCTGCTCGAGCTCGCCAACGCGGCCGCCGCTCTCAGCGCCATCGGGGCCGCCCCGGCGTCCCACACTCATGCGCAGGCCCAGGTCACCGGACTAGTCACGGACCTCGCGAACAAGCAGCCGTTAGACGGCGACCTCACCGCGATCGCGGCTCTCTCGACCAGCTCTTTCGGTCGTTCCTTGCTCGAGCTCGCGAATGCCGCGGCCGCCCGGACCCTGCTCGGCCTGTCGATCGGCACCAACGTCCAGGCGTGGGACGCCGACCTAGACGCCCTAGCCGCCGTACCCGGGCAGACGGCTTTCGGGCGCGGCATCCTGAGCATCGCTGACGCGGCAGCAGCTCGGACGGTCTTCGGCGCCGCGGCATCTAGCCACACCCACGCGCAGTCCGACATCACCAACCTCACGAGCGATCTGGCCGCCAAGCAGCCGCTCGACTCTGACCTGACCGCGATAGCGGCCCTTACCACTACGAGCTTCGGACGCTCACTCCTGGCGCTCGTGGACGCGGCCGCTGGCAGGGCAGCGCTCGGCGCGGCCCCGCTGGCATCGCCCACATTCACCGGGGATGTGGTGGTGCCCGATGGCAACGCCAACAACGAAGCCGTCAACTACGGGCAGTTGCAGACCGGCTTGGCCGCAGCAGCGCTCGGCTACAAGTTCAAAGCTCCAGTCAAGTGGATCTTCAGCAATACGGTGGGCGCGTGGCCAGCGGTGGCATCTCACACGGCAACTACGCTCACCGGCGACGTCAACTTCATCTTCCCGGGTTGGGCGATCGGGGATCGAGTTCTGGTGGCGAACCAGGGAGCGAGGAACGGCATCTACACGGTGACGACAGTAGGCGTACTGTTTTCGACGCCCTGGGTGTTGACCCGAGCGTCCGACGCCATGGACGGTGGTCTCTCGAACGGAACCTACGTTGAGGGTCTGAACTCGGACGCGTTCGACCCGGCCGGGCGAAGGGCCTACTTCCTCTCGACCGCTGACCCGATCACGGTAGGCACCACGGTGCAGACCTGGTCGCCCGTGGGAGACGCTAACCCGGTTCTTCCGAGGGTTCGTGCACTCCGCGGAGCGAACCAGTCCATCAGCAACACCACTCAGACACCGGTCACGTTTCCTTCCGAAGACGTAGACACCCACAGCTTCCACGATCTCGTGACCAACAGCAGCCGTCTCACGATCCCGACCGGGATGGCTGGTACCTACTTGATTTCGGCCGTCGCCGTATGGGCCTCGAACGCGACCGGATGGCGGCAGGCGCTCTTGCTCAGGAACGGCGCGAACCCGAATCTCGAGGGCGTGACCCAGGCGGCCGCGAACGGAATCACGACGCGTCAGTCGTTTTCGGTGGCGCTCGAGCTCGCCGCGGGTGACTACATCGAGCTTGCCGTCAACCACAACAGCGGCGCGGCCCTGAACATCACCAACGCGAGCCTTCAGATGGTGAAGGTCGGGTAAAGCGCCGGACTAGACGAGCGCCATCAGCGAATCGAGACGCTTCTCGGCGCGCGCCGACGCTCGCTCGAACTCGTCGATCGACACATCGCGATCCTCGTAGGCAGCCTGGAACCATGGCTTCACTTCACGGATCAGCGAGCGCTCGACCTCCATCGTCGCCCTGAGGCCGGGTCCGCACGTGCGCGGGGGTGAAAAGGAGCGCATCGCGTTCAACCACGCCTGTTCCCAAGGCATCCCTGCCTTTTTCGCCTCGATCAGCACCATTCGCACCTTGTGCGACGGGTCCGCGTCGTTGTCGAGCACCGCCGCGTCGAGGCTAACGAGAACCGCGTCGAATCTCGATTTCTCCATCCCGCGCATGGTGGCAGGGTCAACGGACGAAAACGGAACCATGGATGTATGGCCAGCATCGAGAAACCGGCATCAGCGCTACATCCGGCGAGGCCCGTCCTCTGCCAGTTCGGGCAGTCGTTTCGGGTGACGCAAGAGCTTCAGATGCTCCAGGCGAAGTAGGGGCTGGCCTAGTGGACGAAGAAACCCTCAGGCTCATCTCTGAGCGGCAAGATCGCATGGAGGGATGGTTCCTTCGCTTCGAGGCCCGATACACGGCCGATCAGGACAAGCAGGAAGAGTGGCGGACTGGCGTCGATCGCCAGCTGGCCATGGTTCCCTTAATGACGGAGAGCTTCAAGAGGATGGCGCAACTGGCTGCCGGCACCATCGTGACCATCATCACCATGGCGATCTCGGTGATCGTCTTCGGGGGCCCGTCGTGACGAAGCTCGACGACCTCGAGCGGATCGCCGACCCCGAGCTTCTCTCCGCCTTCAAGCGCTTCCGAATCCTGTTCGGGATCCTCCTGCTCGCGATCCTCTTCCTCGCGGCGATCGTCGCTCACCAAGTGGTCGTCAACTCCAACCAGAACGACCGGCTCGCCAGGGTGGAGCAAGGCCCCTGCCTGAAAGAGCCCAAGAGCCAAGCCTGCGAGCGGTACGTCCGCGAGCTGTTCCGCGCTCAGAGCGTGGGGACAAGCTGCATCGTCTTTCGGAACGTTGGCTACCCGTGCCCGGTTGGCCCGGTGCGTCCGGTGGCCTCTCACCCAACTCGCCTCGAAGAGGCCTACATAAGGGAGTCACCATGACTACCGTCGCCGAGCTGCGGCAAGCACGAGCCGTTGCAATCGAAGCGCGCCGAACTCTGCGTCAGCGCCTGCGAAGCCGCATCGAGCAGATCAAGCGCCTGACGCGCAGGATCAAGGCGAAGCCTGACCGCCGGGGGATCCCCGGCTGGGTCCCCGATCGATTCGTGAGGCTGTGGCGGCAGCCCTGGACGGAGGCGGCAAGGACCAACCAGGAGTTCAAGGACCTGCTGTGGTCGAAGGGCTACGCCTCTCCGAACTTCACCGAGCCCGAGACGCGCTGCAAGCGCGGGGACCGGGTGCCGGAGTCGCTCCGCAAGGGCTGCCAGGAGCAGGCCTTCCAGCTCGAGCAGGTACGCCACGAGCTCGGCGACATCTCGATGCCTGCCCTCAGCTGGTACCGCCCCCGGGACTACAACGCCCTGATCGGCGGCGCCACGGACTCGAAGCACATCGATGCGATCGCGACCGACTTCGACGTCGCCACGGTCAACCGGGTCGGCCGCACGAAGTTCGACGCGGCCTTCGAGAAGTACTACGCAAACGACGGCTTCGGCCAGTACCCCTCGGGATCGCGCCACGGCGACGTGCGCGGATATCGGGCGCGCTGGACGAGCTTCTAAGGAGGCGATCATGAACAACCCGACTCTCGGCCCCGTACAAGCCCGACTCACGGCTACCCTCTCCGCGGTCGCGGGGCTGCTCACGCTGCTCGCACTGCAGTTCGGTGTCGACGTGCCGGCCGGAGTCGCCGCGGCTGCGGTCGCCCTGGTCGCGATCGCCGTCAGTGCCGTGGCCCCGCGCTGGGCGCAGGCGCGTGGCGTCCTCCTCGACGCTCACCCGGCCGCGGTGACCGCAGCTGCCACCACCCTGATCGTGTGGCTCGCTCCGCTGGTCGGTCTCAGCCTCAGCGAGTCCGAGGCGGTGATCCTGGTGACTGGCCTCACGGCCATCGTCGGATCGCTCACGCCGCGCTCAGTCGATCCCTACCCGGTGAACGTGGGGAAGGAGTGGCGGGCGACTCACGACGAGGCCGACGCCGACGTCGCCGTCGAGCCGTCGATCACCCCGCCCATCCCGCGAAGGCGACGGTTGTGACCCGCACCTGCGCCTGCGGCTGCGGTGCCTCCCTCGAGGGCCGACGCGCCGACGCGAAGTGGGCGACGAGCAGCTGCTCGGCCCGTGCCGCTGAGAGGCGCGCTGAGGGTGGCCCGGACCTGTTCAGGCCGGATGCCTTCTGGACCGGGTACGCGGCCGTCAGACGGCCTGCGTAGTCGCTCGGATGCCCGACCCCATGGCCTACGCCGACGAAGTGGACGCCCAGGTCGCCCGGAACGAAGGCCGAGGAGGTTGGGACCGCGGCCCCCAGGCGATCGTCGCCGAAGCATCTGAGGAGGCCGTCGACCTCGCGGCCTGGCTTCGAGGTCTCGACCAGTACCCGATGACCGCCGGGCAGCTCGCTCGGGTCGAGCGCATCGTGGGCGACGCGAAGCTGATCTGGGAGGAGCTGGGGGAGTTGGGGCGGAGCTACGACGATTCGTAGCCTTCCGGGCGGGCGATCGCTACCTGCACCTAAGTCGCACTTAGCGGGAAAGTCCCGGGCGTAACTCGAACAAGCGGGAGCATCTGAGCCATAATCGATTCATGATCGTGCTCGACCACTTCACGCTGTTCGAACCGGCCGACGGAGTGCCTGACGGGGACTATTTTCGAATGGAGCCTCCGGATCGCGTCTTTCGAACTTGGGACGGGATGGAGGATGAACTTCCCCTTCCGTATTCGGTCGGACACACCGGAGGAAATCGGACGTGGGGGTATCCCGGCGGTGGACCCAACCTAACGGCGGGTACCCTGATCGTCGAAGCCGGGGCCGACATCCTTGGAGACAGAAGACTTCAGGACTTGGAAATCCAACTGGTCGTCGAACTCATCCAGCACGCTCCCGAAGGCGAACCGTGGTGCGTCTCCCTGATGGAACTGAGGAACTGGCTCAAGCTCGGGTAGGGGGTACCAGACTCAGTGGATTCGGTCTTGAACCGATTCCACTTCGCGCAACACGGCCTCGATCTCCATGCTCTTCGTTGTCTTCGGGGAGGTCACCTTGGTCACCTCGACTCGCGCCATGATCTGCTTCCGCCAGGCGTTCTTTATCTGAATGTCATCCATAGCGTCCTCGGACAAGGCACCCTCTATCTTCGGCCGATTGCCGACGGCGCGCTTCCATTCTTCCTTCGACCCCGCATCTAGATAGTCGTCGTCGCGCCTAAGGCTGAAGCGGCTTCTGCTGTCTTCGAGCATGTCCAAGATGCCGGACAACGTAAAGGTCGACGTTTCGATCACCTCTTCGGAGTTGAGGAGGCGTGCGTGAGCCGATGCCCGGGGCCAGTCGAGTTCGGCGGCCCGCGACTGGTCCGGGATCCAGAACGACGCTTCCAGGGAGTAGTCGCCGAGCAACGTTGCGAACTTGCGATAAGCCTGCGTCGCAGCACCACCGAAGTCAGCCACGAGAGCGCGGATGTCATCCGGATCTGCGGAGGTGAGCACATCGAGTCGTTCGAAAAGGTCTTCAGTAGGTGGACGTCCGTCGAGTGGTTCGCCGTGAGGCTCCAGAACGAGTTCCATGTCGACGCTCTGTACGTGAACTAGGCGTCCGATATAGACCGGCATCTTTTCTGCGGCCGTAGTTGGACTGGAACCACCAATCACCAACGAACTGAGCAGCTGCCCGTAAAGGGAAGCCATCTTGCCGATTAGTGGCGCAGGGCTCGCATGTTTCCCGATCTCCTCACCAGCGGTGCGCGAGGCCACGGAATATCGGATCTTGTCGATGAAGTCGCCGGGCCCTGGTTTTTCTTCATCGCCGTTGGGGTCAGCCATCAAGCCACTCCGACGACCGTGGCGATGAGGCCCAACAGAAGTTGAGACGAGGTCAGCCCGATGGCCAGATAGCTGACGCGCTGAGCCTTTTCGACAGCGTCTGCCTTCTCATCGTTTTTCTCGCGTCGATCCTCGACGATCTGGGTGAACGTTCCTACCAATAGCCACATTGGCGGTTTGTGCCCCTTCTCGCTCTCTGCCTCTACGTACTCGCGGACGTCTCGCACGTTGAGAGTGGACTGTTCTTCTACCGTCTGAACCCGGACCGCCAGAACCAAGCAGGCTGAGACGGCGAGCAGTCCAGCAAGACCGAGAATGGCAGCGGCCAGCGCAATCCATAGGGAAACGTCGGACGCGTTGCCGAGGATGACGGCCACCGCCGCTTGACTGGCCGCAAAAAAGACTGTTGCAACCTGGGGCAGGCTGCGCGCCTTGCCGTCCAGCAACTCCGATACTCGCAACGCCTCAGCAGCCTCGTCGCGGGCGATGGTGAGGATCAGTTCGGCTGGGTCATCTTCGGCCATGTTCTTCTTCCCCGGAACCGTTTCGACCATGACGGCCATGGTAAAGCCTGCGGCGGGCACGTTGCAACGGAACGGCCGCTTGACTGACATTCTTCAAGTCCGCCCTCCCGTCGGCTTCAAGCTCTCGGTTTGGGGTTCGACTAAGCAGGGGACGATCAAGCCTAGCCCTCTCCGATCGGGAGGGCTCCCCTGAGAGCCTCGGCGCATGACGCGCTGAGGTTCTTTCTTCGTACGTTTCGCGTACCTACTCTGAACCGGGCCGAATCCCTAGCAGCTCCAGCACCTCGCCCTCGCTCATTCCCGCGGCGATTGCTCGAGCCGACCACTGAGCAGCTGCCCGGTCGAGGTGCCCGACCTGGCGGATGTGCTCGGTGCCGAGCTTCTCCAGCTCGTCGCGGACCTCGTCCAGCCGGCGGGCGGTTGCCCTCATCGCTCGAGCGTGGTCAGCCAGGACCTCTTGGCGGAAAGCACCGAGGTCGGTCAGCTGCTCGCGGATCTCTTCCTGGGTGAAGCGCACGCTATGCCCCGGGAGGAGACGCTTCCACCGGTGGGTCGGCCTCGGGCACGGCCGACTCCACGACGACTTCGACCACCAACCCAGGGTCCAGCGTTCGCACGCCGTTACCGGTGTCCACCCTAAGCAATGTGTCCGAGACTTCAAGCACCCGACCCCACAGGGTCTCGCCTGTGCTCAGAGAGACCCGCACGACCGGACCAGACACGAGCTCGTCGAGCCCAGCCAAGAGAACGGCCGGAGCGCCCGACGGGATCTCGGGGACCTCAGGCACGAAGGCCGCCGCCATCTCGACCGCCCGGTTTCGACCGACTTCGATCGAGAAGGCGGCGATCCGTTGCGCGAAGACGTGGAGGCGGCGGTCGGCCTCGAGAACCAGGTCGGCCAGTGCGTCAGGATCGGACTTACCAGCGATGTAGAGCGCGATCTCCTCAGAGAGAAAGTCCAGGTCGAGGGCCATCCGCCGGATGGCGTTGCGAGTGCTAACCGGTTCCATCAGTTCTCCCTTCTGGGTGCCCGAGGACTCCGGCGCTTGCGCGGTCGCTTGTTGACGCGCTCGTGAAGGAGATCGACCTCGTCGCTCAGACGGTCGACTTCGGCGGCCAGTGTCAGCATCCAGCGCCGGTACAGCCACGTGGTCCTGGCGTTGAAGGTGGCGATTTCCTTAGCCGAAGGCTTGACGGGACTCTTCTCACCTTCTGCCAGGATCGCTGCAAGATTCGGTATGCCTCTGACCGCTTGCCGGAAGTCTTCCCTGAACGCTTCGAGCAGCGACTCGGCCGACAGATCTGACCGATCAGCCATGACCGGCAGTGTGCGGTGGCTGGAGCAGGCGCAGGCCCGTCACGACTTCATCACCAGACAACGGTATCCGGAATCGTTCGACTCCGCAAGCTCAGTCCCCGCCGAGCGTCAACTGATCCGGCCTAGCCTTCGCAGGCGCGGCCACCGGCTTTGCCGTCATGCTCTGCTGCGGTGCGATCGCCGGCAGATCGAGTGTCCGACCGTCCAGCAGCTCGGCCACCGTGATGAGCTGGACCCGGGGGTGGGTGGTGCCGGTGAGAGGCGATTTGTACATCCCGGCGGACGCAGCTTCCTTCTTCATCGGCCCGGTCGGTTCGTTCAGCGAGATCAGGGCGCCGATCTCTGCCCCTTCCCGCTGAAGTACCCCGACCAAGTCCCTGACGTGGGAGACCTGGACCTTCCCTGCCTTCACGCTCACGATCAGCTGCTTGGCCTTCGAACCGCCGTCGTCGAAGAAGTACAGGCGACCGTCAATGCCCTTGTCGGCGCCCTTCTTCTCCTCGACCGGCCGAGCTCCGATCAGGCCCAGCGCCCACCACTGGAACTGGTAGGGGTCGTCGGCGGCAAGTTGGGCGGCGTCGTCAGATGAGGTGGGTTCACCAACGATCTCGTATTCGACCCCTTCGACCTCCTTCAGCCGTGACTTGAGAAGCGATACCGCGAGGAACGTAACGTCAATCCCGATCCATCGCCGGCCGAGCTTCTCGGCGGCCGCGATCGTCGTGCCGCAGCCCGCGAAAGGGTCGAGCACCACCGCATCCGGTTCGCTGCTCGTTGCGATTATTCGCTCGAGCAGAGCAACGGGTTTCTGTGTGGGGTAGCCAAGACGTTCGGCCGCGTGAGCACCGATTGGAGGAATGTCGGTCCAAAGGTTTTGGAGCTTCACCCCCGGCTTGTCGTCCAGATACTGCTTCACGAGCAACGCCCCCGACTCCTTCTTCGGAAAGTGGAGCCGTCCCTGCTCGTCGTACGCCTTCATCCGCTTCTCGGAGACTGCCCACCCGTTGGGGTGGGGCTGATAGGTCAAGCCGTTCGAAGCTGTGTACGGGTAGTGCAGATTCGGCCGCTTCGACGGGTTTCGCAGAGACACGGTTCGGTAGCGCCCCTTCTCGTCGTGATGACGGAAGTAGCCCTCGACGTATTCCTCACCGTAGGGGCTGTATTGCTGAACCCACGTGTAGCTTTCGGATCGGGTGTACACGAGGATCGTGTCAGTGACGCGCCCGAAGTTTCGACCCACATTTCCATGAGAGAAGGTCCGCTTCCATGTGACCTCATTGAGGAATCGATCTGCCCCGAAGACCGAGTCCAGCAACAACTTCAAGTAGTGACTCGCCGTCGGATCGCAGTGCAGATAGATCGACCCCGTCGACTTCAGAACCCGCCGGAGCTCGACCAGCCGCGGTGCCATCATCGCCAGGTACGCCAGCATGTTCGAGTCACCGAGCAGCGTCTGGAACGCGACCATCGCCTTCGCGACCTCACCGCCCTGCTCGACAGTCTCCTGGAAGGCCGCGGCAGCCGCCTGGTCCCAGCGCCACGTGTCGCCGAAGGCTTCGATCTGCGCAGCTGCCCGTGAGCCGTCCTCTTCGGCGAACAGCACGTTGTAGTCCGCGTTCGAGTTGAACGGCGGGTCCAGATAGACCAGGTCGACCGACTCGTCCGGGATGTGCCGGCGCAGGACCTCGAGGTTGTCGCCGTAGTAGAGGTGGTTTTGGGTCGTCATAGCTTTTCGAACGCGGTTTTCGCGTCTGGCAGATAGTCACGGGCAGATGGACGAGAACCGGACACCTGACGCCCAGCGCCCGACGGCGCGATGTCGGTCGCCGCCGATAATCCCAGCACCGACTGTAGACCCATGGTCAGCGGGGAACCGACCATGGAGCTGCCATCCGGGCGCGTCAATAGTCGTTCTTCGATGTCAGCTTCCCGTCGTCGAAGCACAGCTGGTACGTGTCGAGGAACTCGCCGCCAGCCTTGTTGTAGTAGATGCAGCTCGACGTGGTCGGCTCCTCTGACAGGAAGTCTTCGGACTCGAAGCTCTGGCGATCAGCCGGCGGCTTGCCGGTGCTCGCCCGCACCTCGGCCTGCGTCATGCCGATCTCGAGGGCGTCGAACTGGGCTCGGGTGATCGCGCTCTTCGCCTGCTCGGCGTCCAGCTCGTCCGCGACTTCGTTGGCTCCTCCGACGAGCAAGACCGAGCAGCCGATGATCCCCACGAGGCCGGCCGCGACGATCGCTGCGAAGATCTTGAGGCCGGTTCGTTTCTTGTAGCCCTTGCCGCATGACGGACACTTCGACGCACTGGTCTGAGACATCGCGCCGCAGTGAGGGCACAGCTTGTTCGGCCCCGTGGGGCCTCCAGGCGCCTCTTGCCTCGCGCCGACTCTCTGTGTCCAAGCGTGGCCGTCCCACCATCGGAAATCGCTCGCTCCGGACGGGTCGGGCTTCCATCCCTCGGATGTATCTGCTGGGGGTGCGGCACCTTCGTAGTCGGTCATATCTTCCTTCCATGTATTCCGCCGGGCGACGGTTTATCGTGACGAACAGGTGTTCGGTTTCGTCGCCGAACATCGGGTGGGCGGGCGAATCGTGTTGATGCCTGCCATGAGGGGAAAAGCAATTGCCCAACCAGATGACCTTCGACGAATTCGCCGCAGCGGAAGAGATTGCCGACTCGATCGAAGCGGCCGCAACCCGGATGCCTATTCACTCGCCCCTCCGCGCTCTCGCGTTGCGGAGTGCGAGCCGGTGGCGAGATATCTCCGCCACTCAGCCTCCTCGTCTGCGTCAAGCTGACGCGCCGCGAGGTCTCGTAGCGCGGCGTTCGTCTCCTCCAGACGAGCTTCGAGATCGGCCACTCGGTCGCCTTCGCGCGGTTCGCTGAGAATCGCGGAAAGGTCCGGTTCCGTGAACCAGGCGACCGGTAGTCCCGTGTGATGTGACAAGGACTGGGCGCGGCCCGGTGACATGGGCGGTGCGGTCGGGTCCATTCGCTCCCACTTGCCGACATCGTGGATGCCGAAGCCGTCGGCTTTCATCAGGCGCCCGATCTCTTTCTGTTCAAGCCCGGCGAACTCGCGGGCTGATCGCACCCTGCGCTTCACGACCTCCGGTTCCAGCGCCATGAAGCCATGTCTACAGGCTTCGTCCCACTTCATGCCTTCGCTTGAAGTCACATTCCTTCACTAGACTTGACAAATCTTGAAGTCATCTGTATAACCTCAACATGAGATCAAGCAAGGTTGTCGGTGGAAGGGTTCGCCTGGCCCGCATAGAGATGGGGCTCAGCCCGGAGCAGTTCGGCGAACGGTTCGGAATCTCGGGCATGACGGTCAGGCGTCTGGAAGACGGCCGTCAGAAGCGACTCACGGCCCGCTCGATGATGCTCATTGCTCGCGGGTTGGACGTGCCGGTGGGGGAGCTGTTCGAGCCATGAAGAACGACGAGACCTTCATCTCGATCAAGTTGCCCGTCGTCGACGTCAAGGAGATCGAGCGACTGGCGGAAGCGGCTGATCGTTCGCGAAGCGCCGAGGTGCGTCGAGCCATACGTCTCCACATCGAGCGCGAGCGGGTCGAAGAGAAGGCCGCAGCATGACGGCTCCAGGTCCTGCCGAAGTCTTCGACGCCCTGGTCGTACTCCTGATCCCCGGATTCTTCCTCATCGCCGTGACCTGGTTCGTCGAACGTCGGATGAACGCCCCGATCGACGAACGCCAGCGAGTTGGCCGACCGATACCGCCAGCGGAGCGTCGACTGCTCGGCGACAACTGGTTCGAGCCCGTCCGCCCCTACTTCCACAGACGGTGGGAGTCACGTCTGCGAACTCGCCGCGCCATCGTCGCGACTTGCGGTGCCGACCCAATTTCGAAAAAAGGAGCCGCGCCAGTACGAGTGGCCGGCTCCATGAACACCAGGAGGAACCCTGATGTCGACTACCAGTAAACCAGCCTCATTGGCTGATCATCCCGCGCGACGTGCGCGGCTGAAGATCCGCAGGCGTGCGCTGGCGGAATCCAGCTACGCGGCTCGGTACGGCCGGAAGGCGGTCATGTACGCAGCCAAGCGCCTCGCACAGTCCGGCGACCGTGAGGGCAACCAGCTCGCGTTGACCGCGGCGGTCGCGATTGACGACCTCATCGCACACCTCGGAGGCCCGCGATGACTGACGGAGCGATCACGACCCCGACCGGGGCAGTTGTCCAGGCAGCGCCGCTCACCAACGCAATCTCGCCGCTGAAGGCAACTGAGGCGATGGTCAAGTCGGGCTACTTCAAGGACGTCAAGTCGCTGGCCCAGGGTTACGTCAAGGTGCTGGCCGGAGAGGAGCTCGGGCTGACGCCCTTCGCGTCGATGACGGGACTCACGATCATCGAAGGCAAGCTCGGTATGACCGCGAACCTGATGGCGACGCTTCTTCAGGAGCACCCCCTCTACGACTACAAGGTGGTCGCGTCAACCAACGAGAAGTGCGTGCTGGAGTTCTACGCTCGGCGTGACGGGCAGGAACAGTTGCTAGGCGTCTCGGAATTCACGATCGCTGATGCCAAACGCGCCGGACTGGTCAAGCAGAAGTCCAACTGGGAGAAGTGGCCGAAGGCGATGTGTTTCGCCCGGGCGCTGACTCAGGGCATCAGAACGTTCTGCCCGGTCGTCACAAAGGGATCCCCGGCGTACACCGTCGAGGAGCTCGGGGTGGAAGTCAACGAAGCGGGTGAGCCCGTCGACCCGCCGGCGACCCAGCCCAACGAGGCCGACTTCGACGAAGTGGTCGCCGACCCTCAGGACTCTCTCGATGAAGACAAGGTCGCGCACTTGGCAGCGGGTGTCGAGCTGCTCGGAATGAGTCTCGACGATCTGAACATGTTGCTAGGTGCGAAGGGCATCGACGCGGCAGATCCGGTCGTTGGATACAGGGCGCATTTCGCAACCTTCAGCGAAGATCAGTTCGAAGTCGTTTGCGCTGAGCTGGACCGGTTGGCAACGCTCGAAGACGAGGCCGACGCCGACGCGGTGACGGACGCGGAGGTGGTCGCATGATCGGCTCGGTTGAGACGATCGGTCGGTTCGAAGCCCACACGCTGCCAGACGGCAGCGTGGTCTACTACGACCCGGACCCCGCTCACGCCTACTACGGCGAGATCAGCCCGTCGAAGTCGGCCAAGGGCGGCTACTCGGGAAAGCAGGTCTCGCGCCTCACCGGCGCATCGACCATCGCCAAGTTTCTCGACTCGAATCCCGACCCCCTGATGTGGTGGGCGGTCGGCCTCGACCAGGTCGGCATAGCCGAACTGGCCGAGGAGGACATGAGGGCAGGCCGCGACGTAACGTGGCTGACAAGCCACGAGCTGATCAAGGAACGGCTCAAGGAAGAGAAGCGCCGCTGGTCGGACGTCCGTGACCGCTCTGCCGAGATCGGCACCAACGTTCACGAGCAGGTATTCCACGCGCTGGCGAGAGGGGAGACGCCGAACCTTGCTGACCGCACTGAAGCCGAGCGCGGCTTTGCGCAAGGGGCAATCAGCTGGTGGATGGACAACTCGCCGGTGGTAATCGCAGCCGAGCAGGTCACGGTCAGTTACGCGACCGGTTTCGCGGGCCGCTTCGATCTGCTTTGCGAGATCAAAGGCGAGCGTGTGCTGGTGGACGCGAAGACCCGAGAGAAGGGCGTTGATCGCAAGTCCGACCACGTCCAGCTGCCGGGCTACGAGGAAGCGAATGTCGCCTGCGGCATAGGTGCCAGCGATCGGCAGCTCATCCTCGTGCTGAAGCCGGACGGTTCCTACAACGCGGTTCCGAGCGTCGGCACGAGGGAGGACTTTCAGGCCGCACTGATCGCCTGTAGAGCAGGCAAGAGTCTCGACAAACGACTTCGCGAAGCCGCGACGGCTCGCAGAGAAGAAATGGAGCTGGTCGCATGAACCCGACGATCCTGGAAGCCAACCCGGTCGAAGAGGCCGATGACCAGATCATCCTTCCGGCCGCCGTCGAACGGGAACGTCAGGAACTCGACAAGGTCGCGACGTCGGTCGCGGAGGCGGTCCGCCGCGCCGAGCTGGTCGAGGTCCGCAACCCGGAGGAGGCGAACGCAGCCGCCGGGATCCTGAGGAACCTGAAGGAGCAGACGAAGAACGCGGAGGCCACTCGGAAGTTTCTCGTCGGGCCCCTGAACGCCCACGTCAAGCAGATCAACGCGAAAGCGAAGGAGGCGACGGCTCCGCTGGACGCCGCTGTGAGCGTGCTCAAAGGCAAGATCGAGGCGTACCAGGCAGAACTCGAGCGCCAGCGGCGCGCCGAGGAAGAACGTCTGCGCCGTGAGGCCGCAGAGCGAGAGGCCCGGATGAAGGCCGAGCGCGATCGTGCCGAGGCCGAGGCCAGGGCGAAGCGAGAGGAGGCCGAGCGTGTTCAGCGCGAAGCCGAAGAGACGGCTCGAATCGCCGCTGAGCGAGACGCCGAATCTCGGGCCGCCAGGGAAGCCGCCAGGCTCGCCGAAGAGGCCGCCCGGAAAGCGGATCAGTCGAAGCTCGAAGAGATGACACTCGACGCGCTGCCGGACCTGCCGGCGCCGGTGCCGGTCGTCGCCGAGGTTCCGAAGGTCGACGGCGTACAGACCCGCATGGTCTGGAAGGCCGACGTTACCCACGAGGCCCTGGTGCCCCGGGAGTACCTGATCGTGGACCAGAAGGCGATCAACCAAGCCGTCCGAAACGGAGTTCGTGACATCCCCGGTGTGCTCATCGAGCAGGTGCCCCAGGTGGCTGTCCGATGACATTCGCGATGAAGTGTCCTGAATGCGAGGTCGATTCGATCCCGCCCTGCCCAGACTGTCACAAGCAGACCATCGACGAGGAAGAAGTAGTCGACCACTACATGGAGAGGCTCGCATGAGCTTGAATCGACCGTGGGACTTCTCCGAAGCACGGGCGAACTGCCACCGCGCCTCTCAGCGTCAAGAGGACGCCGAGAACGCCCTGCGGAAGGCCTACATCGACAAGGCCGTCGCAGAGGAATCTTTCCGTGTCGCCCTTGCCGATCGCATTCTCGAGCTCCGCGATGAAGGCCTACCGGCCACCGTCTGCTCTGACGTCGCTCGCGGCGACCGGAGGGTTGCGGAGCTTCGCCGCGCGCGGGACATCGCGGAAGGCGTCTGTGAGGCCCTGAGTCAGGCGGCCTGGAGGATGACGGCCGACCGGAAGGACGCTCAGAGGTTCGCCGACTGGTCGCAGCGCCGGGAGCTGGCCGAAACCGGCCACGTCATGGGGGTGGCGGCATGACCGACAACGAGCGCATTGCCGCCTACCTTCGGGAGCACGGCTCTGTCACCAGCTACGAGATTCGAGTGATGGAACTCTCGGGCAACCCTTCCCAGCGGATCGCAGAGCTGGTCGCCGAGGGCTTCGAGATCGCGCAGGAACGGTTTCACCGGGTGGTTCGAGGAAAGAAGCGGCCCTGCTGCCGCTACGTGCTCATCTCGTCGCCGGCGGCGCCCGATGGCGCGGCCAGCACCAACCCCCCGTCCAAGGACGCTGCCCCCGTTTCGGACGACCCGCAGTCTGTTCCGCTTTTCGAACTGGACTCTCCAGCCGTCGGACACCTCGATCTTGACCAGCGCGAGGTCGCTTAGTGGCGTGGGCTCGGCTCGATGATGGCTTCTACGACCACCCCAAGATCACCCGCGTTTGGCGCAGGTGCCCCGGCGCAGTGGGGCTACATGCGCGTGTCATCGCTTACTGCGCAAGACACGAGACGGACGGTCACATCCTGGCCGAAATCGTCACGGGCCTTTCACCCCTCCAACGAGACCGCGAGGCACAAGTGAAGGCCCTGATCGAAGAGGGACTGTGGTACCAGGGCGAAGACGGCTTCGTCATCCACGACTACCTCGACTACAACCCGTCTCGGGAACAGATCAACCACAAACGCGCCGAGGACCGCGAGCGCAAGCGAGATCAGAGGGCAAAGAGGAATGCCTGAGCCTCGCACATCATCGGGCAAGGGCCTTCCCGGCTTCTCTGTCGGAAAAGAGTCACACCGTTCAAGCCCTTCCGGACAAAACGCGGAGTCCGGGCCAACCGGACGCCGGGATGGGATGGGATGGGATGGGAGTACGAAGAACCAACAGCTTCAGGAGCGATCGAAGCGCCGCTTCCTCGCTGACCTGAGCTGGGCCGAGAAGGAGCTGCCCGACGAGCACGGTCCGTTCGCCGCAGTCGCGGTCAGCATGGAGCGTTTGGGCCGACGCCGAGAGCCGACCGCTCAGGAAGTTCTGAGTCGCCTGAGGAGGACCGGCCGGGACCGTGTGGCTCTCACCGAACGGGCGGAGCGCACCGAATCGGAGGGGGGCAACGTCTCGCTGCCCGAGGTGCGGAGAGTGGCGCATGAGGGGTAACCCACACGTCTGCCTGACCCTCCCGTTGGAGGTCTCGACATGACCGACACCCACGCCTACTGCGCGAACTGCCGGGAGGAGTCGGCGATCAGCTGGGACCGCAAGTGCCTGTGGTGCGGTCAGCCCATCGCCGGGCACGGGAAGAGGCGCGGCAAGCCGGTCGGCAAGTACGCCCGGCTGAGTGAAGCTCAGATCCGCGAGCTTCACCGCTACCACCTGCAGGGCGCATCGATCCGCGAGCTGGGCAGGAAGGTGCGCGAGCACGTCGAGTTCGCATCGGACAAGTCCGCGGCGATGGCGATCAGCTCCGGCTTCAGGCGCTACCACCTCGAGGCCCGCGATAGGGGCGACGCGACGGCCAGGGTCAACCGCCTACGCAGGTCACCCGACTCACCCTGCACCAAGAACCGCAGCGAGTACAAGCGGTGGCTCCGCGAGAAGGCAGGCGGGCAGCGGCGTTGCGCCGGCGTCAAGCAGAACTACCCCGAGAAGGGTCGACCGTGCCGGCACTTCGCGATGATCGGCTCTGACTTCTGCCTTCACCACGACCCTGAGCGCCGGGCGGAAGTCGAACGGATGACCGAGAGGGCGAGGGCAGCAGCATGACCCAGGCCCTCGAAGCCCTCGAGCTCGCCAACCGCACCCGCCGGGAGCGCGCCGAGGTCAAGCGCCTGATCCGGTGTGGCGAGCTGACCGTCACCGACGTACTCGCTGATCCGCCGAGCTCGTGCCGGCGGATGTCGATTCTCGAACTGCTTCGCGCCCAGCACCTCTGGGGGCCCAAGCGCTGCCGACGCCTCCTTCGCGAGGTCCAGATCTCCGAGATCCGCCGAGTCGAGGATCTGACCGAACGCCAGCGCAACCTGACCGCGGGAATGCTGTGAGGGAAGCGGTCCTGACCAAGCGCGACGTGGCCCGCCGGCTGAAGGTTTCGACCCGTACGGTCGAGCGCCTCCAGCTGCCGGCAATCCGAGTCGGCGGTCAGAACCGCTACCGCTGGAGCGAGGTCGAAGCCCACCTTCGAGGAGTACCCCACCAGGGCGGTACCGTAGTCCCGTTCCCTACTCGAGGAGAGGCAGCGTGACGCAGTTCGAAAGGAGACCGGGGGAGTGGGTCGCCAAGTTCATGCTCGGCGGCGAGCGCTACTGGGTGCCGGGCGGACCGTGGCCTTCGAAGAAGATGGCGGCCGAGGCCGAGAGAGCCCATCGGGTAAGAGTCACCGGGAAGTTTTCGGATCTGACATGCGCCGAATTCGCGGACCGCTGGCTGGCGGACTGGCCGCGGAAGTCGAGCGGGACCCAGAAGCTCTACGCCCAGGCAGCAGCGCGCTTCGCTGAGCACTTCGGTGCGACACCCCTCGACGGAGTCGGGCGCTTCGAGGCCCGCAGCTGGGCACTTGGCATCCCGCGCAACCTTTCGAAGATCCTCGGGACGATGTACGAGGACGCCCGGAACATCGGCCTGGTCGAGTCCAACCCCTTCGCCAACCTTCGCCTGCCGGCCACCGAGCGCACTGCCGAGATCGCCCCGCCGAGCCCCGACGAGTACCGCGCCCTTCTCGCTGCCTGCCTGGTCCTCGGTCGCGAGTACGCCGAGGAGTTCCGGTCGCTGATCACCCTCACGGCTTGGACCGGCCTTCGCGCTTCCGAAGTCATGGCTCTCCGCCGCGACGACTTCGAGCCCCGTCACTTGAACGTGCGCCGGGCCCGGAAGGACGACGGCACCTACGGACCACCGAAGAACGGACACGAGCGCCGCATCGCCTTGCCGGTCGAGGCCAGGGTCCAGGACCGCCTGGTCGAGTGGCCAGGGTCGCCCTTCGCCTTCCACACCATGCGGGGCAAGCCGCTGAAGAAGGGCAACCTCTACTACCTCTGGAACAAGGTCCGCGACACGTCCGGCACCACCATGGCCCGCCACTCCGACGCCGTCGCCCCGATCCGCTTCCACGACCTTCGGCACTTCGCGGCAACCCAGTGGCTCGAGCGCGGCGCCAGCCACTTCGACGTGTCGGTATTGCTCGGACACGAAGACGGTGGAGCGCTCGTCATGGCGCGCTACGGCCACCCCTCGAAGGAGGCTGCGACCGACCGATTGTTAGCTCTCTCCGAAGGCGTTTCCAGCGACATTGGTCGCTCAGCGACCACCGAGAGGTCAGCGTGAGCGCATGAAGACTCGCATTGACGTGGTAACTGAACCCTTCGCCCCGATTCTCGAAACTCCGACGAGCGGAGGATTGTGGACCTGATTCAAAGAAAGGTGATCGGCGCAATGTCGGCAGCGGCTTTTCTGGCCGTGTCCATGCTCGGACTTTCGGCTGTCGACTCG